GTTTTTGACTATATGGATATGAATCCAAAGATCTCAATTGTAATTTTTCTTCAGGTGTTTTTTGTCTGTATTTTTCAAACTTAGTTTCCAAACTATCAACTTTTTGAAAAATTTTATCCATTTCCGATAGTTTATCTTGTAAGTTGTTGAGTTGTGAAAGAATTTGATCATTCATTTCACTTTGCTTGGATAAGATATCATCTTGTTTTGTTACTAAATCTGTAATATCTAATTCTTCAACACCTCCATCTGTTGTTTCGGTTGTTGTTGCAGTTTCGGGTTCACCGACTTTTTCAACATCAGGATCTGTTGCCGTGTCAATAGGGGTTGCCTCGGCACCAACATCACCTACAGTTGTTGCCTCCGCACCAGTATCAACCGCTGGTTCTTCAGTACCTAATTCTTGCTCTACAATATATTTGTTGATTTGACGATATCTTTTGATTTCTTCTAAAATTCTTTTTTCTGCTGACATTTTTTTAATCGTTTAAAAGTTGCTTTATTCCTCCGCTTGTCCTTACTTGAACATTACGGTTGGTAATTCGGTTATTGTCCACTCTTTCAATAAGTCCATCACTTGTTGAAATTATGTAGCACTCATTCGTGTCTAAATCACAAACTTCTTTTTGGTTGGGTCCGATAGACCTTTCCGTAATTCTTGTATTTTTCCCCAAGAATCTATCTAATGTTTCTTTTGTGGTCATTTTTTATTTATAAATATCACTATAGTAAAGAAAGGTAAAGATTTATATTACTACGAATTTTTGCATCATCTGTGGCGAGAACTGAACCACCTATAGTTTGTTTATATTTTGTCCAACAATTTTTAATAGTATCGAACAATTGTTCTTTATCAGTATCTGTCATGTTACTTCTTGGTTCAATATTATATGTTACCCCTGAAACGGTTGGATTTTTCATAAGAGCATCAATCCATTTTTCATTTATACTTACAAATGCTTGAACACATTTTAGAGGGGACGCAAATGTCGCCAACGGAACAACATTTTTATCCGCCAATTGATAACACAAACACCCATCAATGTAACTGTTAGTAGTTGAATAAACTCCGTCTGTACCCAATAGTTTTCTATTGTTTGCACTTTCTAAAATAAAATTATATAGATTATTTTGAACATAAACAGGTGAATTTTCGTAATTGTATAGAAGATGTGGGAATACAAAAGCGTTTATACCAACTCTCTTGTTAGAAGATACCTGAGATACAATATTGAATAAACTTTCATCTGATATGTTATTAGTAACAGGCGTTGCCGATGCATCTTTTCTCGGAACTTGATTGAATACCGCATCTATTTTTCGTTCACAAGTTTGACTATCTGACGCCGGACCAGTGGGTGATGAAGTAGCCGCTTGGTCATCCACTTGAGTAGCCAAGATGAAATTTTCTTCGGTTTTGTATTTTTTGATTCTATCTTTAATTTTGTTTAAATAATTCCTATTCACCGCAGTAACTAACTGTTCCGGTGTTTCGTCTTCATATTTTGAAATCTTCGTCCCTTTGAATTTGGTTGTAAATTCACCACCTGTTCTTATGTCGTGTTCCACTCCCAAAATAAGGTATGCCCCTGAAAACATTGGAACATTCCTCAATTGGAAATACATCGTTGGTTGAATTAACATAGATCCCATACATCCAACCTCACAGGAATAACTTCTACTCTTATAAAGATCATATAAACCTTGAGGTTGTGGCATCGCTGAGTTCGAATTGTATTGATTCGCTAACGCCATCATAATATCCAAAGATTCGGCGGTCACTTTATGTTGTGC